AGTGGTTGCGTTGGATACCTCGTTCCGAAGCGTTAAGGGCAGCAAAGCGCCCGTACAAAGGCCCAAACAAACGGCAACAGTTTGAGTATGCCTGTGCGATATGTGAGGAGTGCTTTGGTGCGAAGGAGGTCGAGGTGGATCATTACCCGAAGGATGCCGGGGCGATCCTGAAGATTGAGGACGTAGGCCAGTTCTGCAGCAACCTGTTTTGCGAGACTGATAACTTGCGAGTGGTGTGCAAGCCATGCCACTCCATTTACACGCACTCCCAGAAGATGGGTGTAACGTTTGCTGAAGCTGAGATTGAAAAGAAAATAATTGCTTTCTGCAAGGAAGATTCCAAGGTAATTTTGAAATACCTGTCAGATAACGGATACAATGGTGCATCTGTAAGCAACGCGGCAAAGCGAAGACAACTGGTTGAAAAACTATTCAAGGAGAAGACATGAGCAAGTGGGAATGCGACGGCGTGAGGTTTAAGGTTGGTGATAAAGTGAAGATCGTCCGAAAGGTAGAGACTCACGACAAGAATGGTATGGGCCTGGGCAGGGAATGGAAGAACTGTTGGAACCCCGCTATGGACGGACTTATCGGGGAGAGTGGCAAGATCGGCAACATCACTGACCAGGGCGCTTGGGTAGACGACGTTTCCTATTATTGGCCGCTCTCGTCACTTGAGTTGCAGTGCAAGACGCCAGCCGAGAAGCTTGACAAGAAAATGGCTAAGGCTGTTGCCCTGGGAGAAAAACTGGAACGTCTCAATAATGAGATTAAGAAACTGCGAAGGAAGCTTGCATGATTGAAAAAGACAAAGACTGGCAACACAACGCCATTGCGTTGGACAAAGTAGGGCTAATGAGTGGACGAGAAATTGCTGAAGCGTTGGGTGTGCCCAAGAGTACGCTTTCGGACTTTCTCCGCAGCTACCGAGAATCCCTGGCGGAGCCTGGGCCTGACAACAGTCGCATTCTGTTCATTTCAGACATGCACATCCCTTACCACCACGAGCATACGCTGCTGTTCCTTGAGTCGCTGAAGCGGCGCTACGAGCCTACGCGAATCATTTGCCTGGGTGACGAGTTGGACAAACATGCAATGAGCTTTCACGATAGCGATCCAGACCTCCCAAGTGCAGGCGACGAGCTTCGTCGGGCGCTGCCAGTGGTCAAGGAGCTGGAAGCTTTGTTCCCTGTGATGGACTTGATCGACAGTAACCACGGCAGTATGGTGTATCGCAAGTCAAAGGCTCACGGTATTCCGCGTAGCTACATTCGCAGCTACAACGAAGTGTTGGAAGTCGGTGATGGCTGGAAGTGGCACAACGACTTGACGATTGAGTTGCCTGACGGTCAGAAGGTGTATGTACACCACGGCAAGAGCGCTGACGCTGTGAAGACTTCCCAGGCAATGAGCATGTCTCATGTCTGTGGGCACTTCCACGAAAGCTTTGCGATCAAGTATTGGGCAAACCCCAACGGCTTGTTCTGGGCGATGAACTCCGGTTGCTTGATCGACGACAGGGCTTTGGCTTTCTCGTACAACAATGTCAACTTGAAACGGCCTATTGTTGGCACCTCGTTGATCATTGACGGCTACCCGGTTCTAGAGGCAATGCCGTTGTAATTTGGTATCAGTCGTGCTATAATGGCAATCCGGCGCAGCGTAATTGCTGCGTCTATTTTTATTTCAGAGGGAGAGTTATGTTCCAAATACAAGTGGCTGTAGCCAACATGCCTATCACGTTGGTTTGTCTCAGTAATGGGACATTAGCATTTGTCAGGATAAGCGATTGCAAAGCGCTGTTCGACATGTCTCCAACTCCTGCAGGCGTTAGCGCTGCGTTCTACGAGGACGGATTTGTTATCGACGACGTCGAATACCAGTACAGCACAGCCTACGAATACAAGACTATCCCAAGCATGCTGTTGTGGTTGCAACAGCAAAACCTACAGAACCCGCTACAGCAAGGCTGAACATGACACAAGAAACACAGCTCTGCATTGTATGCGGTGAAAACTCAACACACAATCTTGGCGGTAGCGAAGCGCTGCCGTTATGCAATAACACTGTCTGCTATCACGCAAGCATCCAATTAATTAATGAAGCACTGGAAACCAAAGTGCAAGGAGTACCATGAAAAATATTAGCTTCCGCGACTTACGTCTTTGCACACCTTTTGTGGGCATGAGCGAGATCCAAATGCTGACCCTGGAGAACGACGATAACATGGCCTGGGCGTTGGATCAAATCGGTTTTGACATTGAATACCCAATCAGCTACGTACCACTAAAGCACCGAGACATGCAAGGCAAAGTCGGGCTTGGCTTTATGTGCGTAGGCGAGATCAACATGAACAGTTCGTACGTTGAATCGTCATTATGCACCCTGGCGGAGCGGATGATTGTTGCAGCGTACACAGACCCTTCACTGACCAAAGAACTGAGCAACCTAATGGGCATGCGAGTTAACTTCCGCTCATTGCTGGAGAACGGTACTGACAGCAGCCGAGAAGACTTGCCAGACGAAATGCTTGAGCCGGATCGTGAATTAGTCGGGTTTCAAATTGAAGAGTTGGAGCGGCTGCGTGACCATATTCGCGGCAGCATGCTGAATGACCGTGGCGAGGCTAAAACCTTCGCTGAGTACAAATTACATTAAGGAGAAAACATGTTGTTTCAAAAGATAGTGCAATTGAAGGATACCGTCACCGATAAGGTCTACGAAATCGCGCCGGAAGTAAAAAGCAGTGGATGCCAGGGTTGTGCCTTTGAACACGATAGCGTGAGGTGTCAAGCAGCGCCAGACACTTGCAGCGTCTCCCGAATCATCTGGAAGGAAGTCGAGTGAAGCTCTTTTCAACTAGTAAAGATGGCGGCAAAGACTCCAATGTCACAGGCTACTGGTTGATCGAGTGGAAGAATGTCTTCTCAGTTGCCCTGTTGAAATTCGACAAGGGTAGCCGAGAGGCTTTCCACTCGCATGCTTTCAACAGCGTCTCCTGGGTACTATCGGGCGAATTACTGGAAGACCGCCTGGACGTCAGAGGGTTTACAGGCTTCAAGCCTAGCTTCCGCCCGATCATCACTACCCGAGAGAATACGCACAAGGTGTACGGCATCGCTCCGACGACCTGGGTGCTTACCTTCAGAGGGCCGTGGCATAACACTTGGCATGAGAAGTTTAAAGACGGAACCAAGACTACCCTGACGCACGGCCGTGTGGTAGTCACATAAAACAAAGGACTTATGATTAAGAATATTTTAAAACGCAATGGTGAGCTTGTTGAATTTGATGCTGAAAAACTGAACAAATGGGCAGACTGGTCTGCTGGTATTGGCGTGGAGTGGGGCAGCGTAGCCCTGGGTGCTTGCCGTAAGTGTTTTGACGGTTGTACGACTGATGACTTGCACAATGCCTTGATTGCAGAGTGCGTAGACCGTGAGACTACGGCCCACCTTCGCATGGCAGGGCGGTTGTTTATTGGCAAGGTTTACAAGGGTGTGTTCGGTGACTGGCGCAATATCCCGACAGTGTCTGAGATGTACAAGAAGATGGTTATTCTCGGACTGTGGGAGAATATGGACTACAACGAAGAAGAGTTGGCTATCTGCCAGGGCTTTATCGACCACAGCCTGGACATGAATGCTACGCTCACTGAGTCGAAGCAAATCATGGACAAGTACGCCATCCTTGACCGTGTGGCAAAGGTTGCGTACGAGACGCCGCAGTTTGTCTACATGCGTATGGCATTGGGCAATATGAAGTCGATGCCGAAAGAGCGTCGTATGTCAGATGTGGAAGACTTGTACAAGCAGTACAGCGGAAAGCGAACCAACCCGCCAACGCCATTTGCTATCAATTTGGGCACACCTAAGCGTCAGTACGCATCCTGCTGCGTTGTAACCACACAGGACACAATTGCGTCCCTGGCTGCAGCGGATCACATCGCGTACATGATGACGGCAGCGTCAGCTGGTATCGGCATGCACTTGAAGACTCGCAGTAAGGGAGATAAGGTGCGCGGAGGCGCGATTGTCCACCAGGGCAAGCTACCGTACTACAAAGTGCAAGAGAAGCTTGTAGCGGCCAATATGCAGAGCAGTAGAGGTGGTGCGAACACGATGCACTTCAATGCGCTAGACCCAGAGATTGCTGATCTGTTCAAGCTGAAGAATGTGCAGACAGTGGCTGACAAGCGGATCAAGGATATCGACTACAGTTTTGGCAGCAACGAGTTGTTCGCAAAGAAGGTTGCACGGAACGAGCAATGGATGTTGATCAGCTACGCTGATGCACCGGAGCTGTACGAAGCGATGTACAAGGGCGATCAAAGTACGTTCAACGAGTTGTACGCGGCGATTGAAGCGGACAGTAGTGTTCCAAAGACTTTTGTTTCGGCTCGTGACATAGCGGTGGAGTCTGGTACTGAGTGGTACGAGACAGGGCGGCTGTACAGCCACAACACGGACATTATGAACTACCATACGCCGTTCCTGTGTACGATTTACAGTAGCAACTTGTGCCAGGAGATCGGCTTGCCGACGAGTGGTTATGAGTCAGTCGCTGAGTTGTACAAGTTTGAAGAGGGTACTGGCGAGATTGGGTTATGCAGTTTGGCGGCAATTGCAGCTAATACGAAAGACGAGGACTACGAGAAGGTTGCTTACTCGACACTGTTGTCGGTGGACAATGTAATCGACCTCATGGACTATCCGTTCCCGCAGCTGGAATTCACTGCCAAGGCTCGTCGTAGCGTCGGTATTGGCATTACCAACTTGGCGTTTGAGCTGGCAAGTAAGGGTTTGACATACACATCGATGGAAGGTAAGCAACACATTCACCGACTGTATGAGCGTCATTCGTACTGGTTGCACAAGGCGTCTTTGCGATTGGCGAAAGAACGTGGCAATGCAGCCTGGATGCACAAGACGAAGTACCCTGGTGGGTGGCTTCCGATTGACACGGCAAACCGAGAAATCGATAAGCTGGTGGATCAGCCGCTGATGTTTGATTGGGAAGCGCTGAGAGCAGAGATCGTAGAGCAGGGCGGCATTCGTAACAGTGTGCTGGAAGCGCACATGCCTTGCGAGAGCAGCAGCATTGGAAGCTACCACACTAACGGGCCATACCCGATTCGTGGACTGAAGGTGGTGAAGACGAGTGGCAACAACAAGAATTTGTTCCTTGCGCCGGAGATGGAGACGCTAGCTGATAAGTACCAGCTGGCGTGGGACATTCCTGTGACGGACATGATCGAAGTGTATGCCATCATGCAGAAGTTTACGGGGCAGGCTATCAGTGCAGACTTCTACGTCCGCTACGACAGCGAGAACCGAAACGTAGGCGTGAAGAAGATGCTGCAAGAATTCTTGTTAATGAGAAAACTTGGATTGAAAACAAGGTACTATATGAACTCTGCGACCAGGGCGGAGCTTGCCGAGACTTACGGCGAGGAAGCACCGGATTGCGAAAGCTGTAGTTTGTAACGACGGAGGGGCGAAAGCCCTTCCTTTTAAAGGAGAAAGCAATGAAGTTAGTAGCACTTGTACTCGCGGTGTCCCTGTTGTCAGGCTGTGCATCGACGGTTATCTGCACCCAGGCCAACTACGACAGTATGGTGGTAGAGAACACCCGCCTACTGGAAAGCAAGAAAGCTCTTGAGGGATACCGAGCAGGTAACGCTATGCCTGACGAAAAATTCTCTCGCATACAGCGCGGTGGCTTGCTAGGCATTAGGGAGCGCAGTTATAACCAAGAACTAGACCAACTGATCTACCGCTCAAATCAATTTAACAACCGTTGCGTAAAAGGTAAAAATGGAAGTATTTAACGTATTGAATACGGAGTGGAAGACTGGCAAGTACAACTTGTTCCTGGGTCAACGCCCAGCGCTGCATGACAGTATTAACGTCAACCACCCGAGCATTGTGAAGCTGTACAAGAAACAGATCAGCAACCGTTGGGTCGATGACGAATTCTCGCACGATCAGTCGCGCATGGACTTGCTGAATTGCCCAAAGAGCGTCTACGAAATCATGCTGATGAATCTGGCCTACCAGTGGTCGGCCGACAGCGTGGCGTCTCGGGCAATAGCTCCGGCATTCGCACCATTCGTGACAACAACCGAGCTGTGGGAAGCCCTGGTGGAGAATACAAACATGGAAATTATCCATGCACGTACCTATTCAGAGATCGTCCGCCAGTGCGTTGCTGACCCTAACGTGGTGTTTAAAATGGTGATGGATAACCAGCGCACAATCAAGCGTTCGGCAACCGTCAACCGGGCCATGAAGGAGCTGATCGAGACAGGGGCAAAGTACACTCTGGGCCAAGTTGGCAACACCCAGGCAACGTACAACGTCGTCTTCAAAGGCATGTTCGCGCTGGGCCTGCTGGAAGGGCTGCAGTTCACATCGTCATTCACACCAACCTTCGCCCTGGCGGAGCAGGGCAGCTTCCAGAGCATTGCCAAGGCTGTGCAAAAGATCATGTTGGACGAGATGGACTGCCATGCAGAGCTTGACTTTGAGGTCTTGAGGCTTGAAATGAAGACCGAACGTGGTCAGACGGCGCTGCGCGAGTGCAGGGCTGAGTTGCAATTGATGCTCGACGAGGTTGTCCAGCAAGAGATGGATTGGAGTTTTTATCTATTCAGTGAAGGCCGTTCAATCGTTGGTTTGAACCCGACATTGTTGAACGAGTGGGTTCACTTTAATTCTCAAAAAATCTACAAAGACTTTGGGCTGGACAATAAGCATGCTATAATTGCGATCAACCCGCTGCCTTGGATGGCAAACTGGATCGACATTGACAAGCATCAGAATGCACAGCAAGAAGCCACTGGCAACAACTATGCGCTGAACGTTGTCAAGGACGATTTGGGGTCAGAAGAACTGGACTTTTAAAGTCTCAATAATGAGAAGAGGAGGGCGATAGAATGAGCATATCGGTTACGGAATATCGCACGGCGATGTTGCACCACTATTCGCAGAGTGGACTTTGCATGATGGATGCTGAGATCCAGGCTGACGTCGACGCTGACGCATACGAAGCACATCAGCGCGACCTTGCCAACGATGCGCGGCTGCAAGAGGAAGAAGACCTGCGTGTTTTCTATGGGCACAGCACATGATTATTGTGTACTCAAAGGCAAATTGTCCACAATGCGTTGTGGCAAAGAACAAACTGAATGCAGCTGGCATAAGTTTTATAGAGGTCAGGATTGACCTCGACGCTGGCGCAAGAACACAGCTTGTGGAAGCGGGACACAGATCAGTGCCAGTCATCTATCGTGATGGCTTGCACATTCAATTAGACGAACTAACAAGGGGAGGGCAGTTATGAAAGCTTTATTTGGGGTACTTTTTTCATTGGGTATCATTGCAGCCATCGTTTACGGCTACGTCGCGAACATCATTTCGCTGATGACTGTTAACGAATCAGTCGTGGTATCAATCCTGCGTTTCGTAGGTATCTTTTTCGTGCCAATTGGCGTGTTCATCGGCTACTTCTAAGGAGAGATTATGAGCAAGTTAAAAGTAGGCGACAGAATCGTGTTCGGCCGTGGCAAGCGCAACAGGGAGTTACTAGACACCACCATTGGCAAGGTGTATAAGCTGGTCGATGCAGATGGCTACGGCGATGTAGCATACATTGACGATGCTGGCGATAGGAACTTCTCAGCAGGTAAGAACTGTGTAGGCAAGCCAACTAAGATTGTGGACTGACATGCCAAAATTTAAAGCTGGAGACTCTGTTGTGTTCTGCCGTCACGAGAAGAACGACGACATGGACGACGTCACAATCGGTAAAATCTACCACGTGCATAAGGACATGGATGGTGCATACTTCGTGGACGATGCTGGCGACAGTCGCTATGTGCCACTTGAATCCGGCACCACTTACAAACCGACGAAAATCGTCGACTAACAAAAAGGAATTACCACATGAACACTACCATTGAAACCAAAGACGGCCCAATCGAAATCAGCCAGGAGTTGCTAGCTGGCTACATCTCCGAGTCCTCGACGCACTACAGTGCCATCGAAGATGCCAAGACTGACCTGAAGTTGATCGGTGAAGCCCTGGAAGAAAAGACTGGCATCAAGGCGTCGCTCATTATGAAGTACGTCAAAGCCAAGCACGACGACAAGGTCAAGGATGCCACCGAGCTGGGTGAGCTGTTTGGTCAACTCGATTTGGCTGTCGGCGCGTGATGCGAACTGTCTCGTACTACCTGCAGTACTTGCTTTTGCCTCTGGTATTTCTCATGGTTTTCGCCAGGGGAGTTTCAGATGCATTCAAGGATGCTGTGGATGACGTTCGCAGCACCGTTGTCAGTCACAAGCACCATCATCGGCGCTTCAACAAGTACTGAGATAGTACAGACGTAAAAAAGCGGAGGCAAGCCTAAGCCTGTCTCCGCATAAAATGCTCCTACCAGAAGCGATAACTCTTACTTGACGGCGTCTGCCTTGGCAATCAAATCCGTCTTGTGCTTGCTGTTGGCCGTGGTGCCAAAGTAATATCCGATAACTCCGACCCAGGCGGTGCCCAGAGTACCGAGCATGATGAACAGCATGTCCTTGTTTTCAACGGGGATTTTGCCCAAGGTCAGCAAGGCTACGATGCTGAAGTAGCCTGCAGTGACAATGTAAGCCAGATTACGTGGCGTGTTGTCTCTCACAGCAGCTTCGCGCACTCGCGCACTATCCCTATCTCCTGACGCAATCGACTCCATGTCTTTTGCGTTAGCGAATACCAATTCCTGCATCTTCACCGAGAACGACTGATCAGCACTCTTCAGTGCCAACAGTTGCTCTGGCGTGGTGCCAGCCAATGCTTCAGTGATCGCCGCTTCTGTCTTCTCAGACAGTCCGAGGGCGTCTGCGATTTTCGCCACTGCAATGCCGCCCAACGGGCCACCAATGGCAGCTCCCAGCAATGGTGCAGCCTTGCCTAATACACTTTTCCAATCCATTATTTTACTCCTAGAGCCTTCTTAAAGGCGTTGTACATTTCTAATCTGTGTGCGTACCCGATGGCATCCCCAACCTTCGCCGTTTGACGTCCCAGGTTGATAATGTCTGACACACCGTCAAGGTCGTCTTTGTCTGCCAGTTTGTTCAGGTTGTTGTTGCTCCAAAACCATCCAGAAACGTCGCAAGCGCCTTCGGTGCTACGCATGTATTCCCCGATAGTTAGCGCGTCTTTATCGGCCTGAAACGCGTAGGTTAGATGATTGTCTTTTCCCGTTAGCTGGATCAAGCCAGCTCCACGGTGCTTCCAACCATCACCAGACGCTTCGTCACGGTTACCCATACGGTTGGCGTACACTTTGTTGGCAATCTTCTCCGGCCGTCGCTCGTACGCCAGGGCAATGGCTAGAGAAGTAAATCTCTTAGGCCATGTCTCCATCAAGCCTTTAGCCGAGTAGTTCAGATTCTCTTCGACTGATGCCAGCATCCCAGACTCGTGCATGACCTGGGCTAGGAATGCTGCCTGACGCATTGGTGTATTAATATTCCACCGGGCCATAGCTTCGTTGAGAGGCTTGATAAAT